TGAGCATTCCAACCATCTAATGAATCTCCTAAATCACAAATAAATAAGTCTTCTAGTCTACCAAAAGCTTTTACTTGCTTCTCTATCTCCTCTAATACTTTCATCATACGTACTTCAAAGACATCTTCGTTGTACTCATTACTGAATAAAGCATTAGGGTGAGTAAGTGCTCCTACATGTTTGTCACTCATATAGACAAATAAAGCCTTCTTAGTGGCTACAGGAGTCTTCTTAGGAGTAGGGCAAGGACTTATGTTAGATTCTAAGAAAACTTCTCTTAAAACATCTAGTATGTCTTGAGGTAAACTATCCTCAGGCTTTATAGAAGCAAATAAGGCTGACACTAGCCAGCCTGAACTCTTTTCTTTACTCCAATACTGAACTAATCTCCACTTAGTTTTATCTATTTTGTGGATTGCAATGATCTCTTCAGCAGATCTAGGTTGCTCTGAGACTAGTTTAGATACTTCTAGAGTACCTTTATCTAAGTTCTCATCGTAAGTTCCTAGAGTATGATTAGATAAAACAAGAGAGCCAGGAGTTAATTGATATGAAGAATCTCCTCTAAGTACTTTAGCAGCAGCAGTTCTTTTTAAATCACGAACCCTTTTTCCTCTTAGTAGATTGTTTATTTCTGGCTGATAGTTGAAGCGTATAGCAACTTCAACAGCTGTCTCGGTTGTATTTGGATTGTCAATGTAATATTGAACAATCTGTTTAGAGATTGAGATCATAGGCAGAGAGTTAAAGTATTAACCCTATGGTTAACAAAACTATAGCAAATAATCCACCTTTCAAAACATTTTTAAGTGTTTTAATCGTTTCTCCTTGTGATTTAACTTTAGTATCTAAGCGAACTATCTCTATTTTAGCGGTATCCAGGGCTTTCCTGAAGTTTGGAATAATAGAATCTTTATATAAAGTTAACTGTATACTGTCAGTCTTAACAATCTTTTTAAGACTAACTACCTTTTCACGTGCTTGAATTCCTTTTAGGAACTCATCATTCAACTCCTTTAGCGGTAAGCTGTCTAGAGATTGTGAGTAGGTACTTTGTGCCGTCAATATCAGGCATAGTGTCAATAGCAATCTGAATTGTATCATACTTAAGGGTGATTTTTTCATAGGTTCTATACTCTTCGTGTTTTATGTGCTCTAAGGAGTCTAACTTCTCAAAGTAAGTATCATTTGCTTTATCTATAGAATCAATAAAAGATATTACTTGATTAGTATCTTGCTCTTGTACATATTCATACCTGTATAAAAGGTAGACAATAGCAAAGAAGAAAATAAAGTTAAGTTTAATCGAGAGGTTTTTCATTATTGTGGTTGAATTTATGTTTGTCTATCTTTTCTAAGACTTGAGATAATACACTGTTATCTATTACTCCTACTGTGTGAGCATTCTTAAGAGCACTAATTAGTTGAAAAAGAATAAAAGGAGCACAAACAGTCTCACTTAACCAAAATGTACCATCAAATCCCTTCTCTACCAAAAGAACAACAGCTAGTATAACTACCCAACCAACCAAAGTCTTGATTACTTTTAGTGCTTTACGAGTTTGAAAGCCTTCTTTCTTAGTTCCAGCCCATACACCAAAGAAACCATCTAAAGTAACAACAGATACTATAGCCAAAAACTGCTCGAAGTTATCAGCAGTTAACTTTAAAAAATATGTGCCTAGAAAAGCACATACTGTGGATGCGGCAACTAGTATTGTTGTCTTCATTCTTAAGAGTTATATGCTACTACAGATCCTGAAGCAAGTGTAATAGAAGAGATAGTTGTTCCAGCAGGTACAGTAATCTTAGTTAAAGTTAACAAGCTAACGCCTGATAAACCTAAACCAGTCATTAAACTATTACCGTTCTGATCTAGGATAGCACTAACTACAGCAGTAGCGTTAACTACAAAGTACTGAAAGCTTCCTGTTACAGGGCTAGTACCACTAATTACTTTAGAACCTTTTAAGCCTACATTGTCTCCAATGCAGCATACAATTGATTCAATGTGACGAAGCCTTCTGGCTTGTTCTTTGAGCAAATCATTATTTTCCATAATTTTATTATCGTTTCGACATTAAGTCCGACCTGAGTCCGAGTTATACAAATTTACCTTAATTAAAAATAAAGTCAAGTTATTCCTCGTCAGCGTCAGGAGTAATATCTAACCCCCTTCTGTCTCCAAGTACATCCATGAAAGGATAAGCAATAGAACTTCCCTCTTCTATATTTCCTTCTTTGATATTCTCTATTCTACTTCTGTAAGAGTCTCTAAGTTTAATTAACTTATTCTCTAGATTAGTAGGTACAGGTTCTCCTTTTACTTTATAGCCTCTTATCTCTTCTTGGATTTCTTTAAGTTGTTTCTTATAGAATTTCTTTTCTTGAGCCAAGCGAGTTCTAGTAGGCATAATTTCAAGACCTTCATGATCTTTCTTATATCTAGTTCTTAACTCTTTAGTATAAGTCTTTGGAGCATAGTCATTGAATGCTCTGTTTTGAAACTCTACAGACTTAGGCCCAATAAACGAACCTCTAAGTCCTAAAAATTCCATACCTAAAACAGCTAATCCATTTTGTCCTGCTTGCATAGGATGTGTTTTATCCCAATCTACCTTGTTAGAGTTAGATTTATATCTATAATAAGGTTCTGTAGTAAATAAGTCGTCATCTGTCCAGAATTTTCTCCATACACTAAAAGGACCTAAAGCTGCCCAACCAATCTTTTCAAAAATAGATACACCGTTTGCTTGTTCAGAAATATAAGTAAACTTCATTTCATTCATTCCCCAAAGAGTAAATACACCTTCAGCTTCGTTTGTTGTTCTCTTAAGTCCAAGACAAACATAATCTTTCCAGTCTGCCTCTCCATCTTCTTCGCAATCCATAGCAAGAGACATTTGAACAATTAAGTTAGCAAGAACTGTATAAGCACCTAAAGAAACTGCAAACTGTTTTAAGCCTGCCTGTTGTACCTCTGAGCTAGTTGACCACGTTCTAACAAAGTTACCTTTATCTAGTAGTACAATGTCTCTCATAAACCTTATTGCAGCTTGATGCGAACCTATAGTACGAATACCTGCACCATAGTGTACAGTGTCTGTTCCCCAAGTAGTTTTTAAATCTGGTATAATCCATTTCTTCAAGAACATAAGAGACCTAAACCAAGCATTTTTCATTGCAGTAGGCTGTGCTTCAGGAGAATAAACACCTTGTGCTCTTTCGTTAGCCAACTGAATATTCATCCTTACTTTTTGAATAAAATCAAAATCTATGTCTACATTGTTTTTAGGCTGGATAACACCGTTTACTTGTTCAAATGCATCCTTAAGCGGTATAGTAGTAGTAGATCCTTTTAAGGGTACTCTGTACTTGTTTAAGAAAGCATAGGTTGTTACTGCAGAAATATCAAATTCTGTAAAGTCTCTAAGCGTAGAAACTGATTTCCATGCTTTACCGTACTTAACAAGTCCTTTATTATTAAGTTCACTTGCTTGGTTAGCCGTAGACTGTGTACCTGTAAAGTAATCTACTAAAGATACTCTATAGCTCTTATTTCCAAATTGATTATAGCTTAAGTAAAACTCTTTACTAATTCCTGAAGTATCTCCAAACGCTTTTGCCATATCCTTTGCAGTAATATGATAGAATCCAAGCTGCGAGAAAATCTTAAGATAACCATTTATCCAGTTCTGTGGTAAACTCAAAAGGTTGAACCCAAGAGTTTTAAATCCTGCTATACTAGAAACACCACTAATAATACTATTAGTTTGGCGTAAAAGTTTAGAATCATTTTTATCCTCAAGTACCTTACCATAAAGTTCTCTGTCTACTAAATCTTTGATAACCTTAGAAGAGAGAGACTCAGACTTACCTCGGTTAAACACTTCTTCCATAGTCAGAACTGTAGACTGATACTTACGCATTACTTTAAATCTCTCAGAAGAAGTAGCGTAAGAAGCCATAGCAGTCATAATATCGTAAGACTGTTCCTCTAAAGGAAGAGTACGAGCATAACGATTAAATAGTCTTCTAGACTCTCTTACTACTGGGTCACCAAATGCATCTGTTTGATAAGCGTCTCCATAGATATCATCTTCGTCAGAGAAATTCTCACGATCACCTGTAAACCAGTTCTTAATTCCTTTAAAGAATTGCTTGATAGTGTTTGCCTTAAGTTTAACTAAGTCTACAAACTCTCCCCTAGTCTTTCTCATACCAGGAATCAAATCTCCTAATTTATCTTTTTGGTAAAGACCTTCTTGACTACGAGAGTGAAGTTGTTTCATTCTACCAAGTAAAGCTTTCTGATTGTTAGATAGATTGTTATAACCAGAGTTATGATAGATACCTCCTGTTACTGCTTTAAACGTAACTTCTCCTGGCTTATAGTTATTGTTTTTGTATTTAGGACTAACTATAGACTTATACCACAAAGAAGAAGGAGCATCAGTCTCAATGTATTTAAGATCGTTAGGTCTAGTAACCCTCCACATAAATATAGGCTCCTCTACTGCTGCTACTGATCTAGTTTCAGGGTTATATCTATACTTAGTAATGTGATTGTTCTTATACCAGTCAGAGTTTTTAAATCTAATGTTAGTTTCACGCTCAACAGAAGTTACATCCCAATCAGTATGTTCTGTAAATACTTTAGTTCTGATTGTTTTTAATTGATTGTCTACAGCGTTAGTATAGTATTCAGAGTTTACATTACTCTGAAGTGCTTGTAATTGTTCTATGAGTTGTCCTAGTCTTGTTTTTACAGGAAGACTAAGCGGACTATCCTGCTTAAGCAAGGCTTTAATCTCTTCAATCTCTTCTTCTACTTCTTTTGCCTTCTGTACTTGTTTGTCTGTAACATTTACAGGATTGTACACACCATTGGTATCTCTTGTACCTAACAAAAGATTAAATAACTCAGAGTACTTATCACTCAACGAACCTCTATCACTAAGTAACTCTTGGATTTCGTCTAAGATATCTTGTCTTGTATCATAAAACTCTTGAGTATATACTGTTCTTGTATAAATACTTGCCCAGTTATTATAAGCTTTATGTGCATCTTCTCTTTGTTGAGGAATCTTTGCTGATGCTAAAGCTTTAGCTAACTGTGCTTTCTTATCTACAAGCATTCTCTCAAATACAGACTTACTGTCAGGAGTAAGAACAAA